AAAAATGATGCTGTTGCCATTAAAGAATTTGGTAAGGCTTGCGAGAAAAAAGAAACTTTGTGGTATCAATTTCCTAATGATTATTCTCTCTATCTTCTTGGTGAGTTTGATACTGAAACTGGTTCAATCGAATCTACATCTATGAAGCAACTGGCTAATGCTTCTCAATTCGTTAATAAGGAGATTAACAATGAACTCAATACTCAAGCTAGCACTGAAAAAACTGGTTCTACCGAAAATTAAAAAATTGGTAGAGTCATCATCTAACAAAATTGACGATAAGTTCTATGATTTACTTGTAGATATTATTGAAAATTATCTTTAACCAAAGGGGCTTTCGCCCCTTCTTTTATTTAAGGTGACGGAAACTCGTTTCCTAGCCAACTAAGGAGAAAATATGAAGTCAATTATGACACCGCAACAACAATTTAGTTATGTTTCAAAACCTAACATTCAACGTTCTACTTTTGATCGATCTCATGGTTACAAAACAACCTTTGATGCCGGAAAGTTAATTCCATTCTTTGTCGATCAAGCTTTCCCCGGCGATACTATGAAAATGAGTACCACTGTATTTGGTCGTTTCGCATCTGCTCTTATTAAGCCTATTATGGATAACGTTGCTTTAGATATTCACTACTTTTCTGTTCCAAACCGTCTTGTTTGGGAAAACTTCAAAAAATTTATGGGTGAGCAAGATAACCCTAGTGATTCAACTGATTTTCTTATTCCTTCTATTGATATGGAAAGTGGTTCTTTTGCTGAAGGTTCTAATTATGATTATCTTGGACTTCCTACTGGTGTAACTGGTCTTAGTGATATTTCTTGTTTACCTCTTCGTGCGCTCCACCTCATATGGAATGAGTGGTATCGAGACGAGAACTTACAAGATAGTTTAGTTGTTGACAAAGGTGATACTGCTTCTCTTATGTCTGATTATGCTTCTTTACTTCCACGTGGGAAAAGAAAAGATTATTTTACTTCATGTCTTCCTTTTGCTCAAAAGGGTGATCCTGTTGTAATTCCTATTGGTGATACTGCTCCTGTCAATCTTGTTAATGAAGGTGTTTCTCAAAAATTTGTAGAGAGAAACAATCATTCTGCTGCTTTAGGTGGTTCTAATGTAGAAGCTCGTTCTGGTGATGGTTTCTTACAAGCTTCTGGTGTCGGTACTCTTGGTGTAATTGACCCTAATGGAACTTATGAAACTGATCTTTCTGCTGCTTCTGCTATGACCATTAATGCCCTTAGAGAGTCTATTGCTATTCAGCATCTTCTAGAACGAGATGCTCGTGGTGGTACTCGTTACACTGAGATTATTTATTCACATTTTAATGTTCAAAGTTTAGACCAAAGGTTACAAAGACCTGAGTTTCTTGGTTCTTCTACTACTATGTTAAATGTAAACGCTATTGCTCAAACTGCTGATTCTGGAGGTAACACTGTTGGTAATCTAGGTGCTATGGCAATTTTTCAAAATTCTGATAGAGGTTTTACTAAATCATTTACTGAACATGAAATTGTTATAGGTTTTATTTCTGCCCGTGCTGATCTTAATTATCAAGAAGGTATTAATAGAATGTGGTCTTATCAGACTAAGTATGATTTCTATTGGCCTGAATTTGCAAATCTTGGTGAACAAGCTGTTCTTAATAAAGAAATTTATGCTCAAGGTACTGATGCTGATAATGATGTATTTGGTTATCAAGAAAGATATGCTGAAATGAGATATAAGCCTTCTGTGATTACTGGTAAATTCCGTTCTAATTCTGCTACTTCACTTGATGTTTACCACTTGGCTCAAGACTTTACTTCTCTTCCTGTTCTAAATGATTCTTTTATTCAGGAAAATCCGCCTATTGATAGGGTAATTGCTGTTCCATCTGAGCCACATTTTATTGTTGATATGTATATTGATCTTAAACATACACGTCCACTACCTGTTTACTCTGTTCCAGGGTTAGATACATTATAAACCGGTGACGGAAAGGGTTCGCCCTTTCCTAGCCTACTAAGGAGGTTTTTATGAGTTGGACATCTATTGCATCTGCTGCCGGTTCTGCTATTGGTGGTGTCGCTTCTGCTTATGGTGCTAGAAAGGCTAATAAGGCCAATATTGCTCTCGCTAAAGATCAAATGGCTTTTCAAGAAAGAATGAGCAATACTGCACATCAAAGAGAGGTTAAGGACTTAAAAGCTGCCGGTTTAAATCCTGTTCTTTCTGCTACTGGTGGACAAGGTGCTTCTACTCCGTCTGGTCAAACTGCTCAAGTTAAAGATGCTATCACTCCAGCTGTTGGTTCTGCTTTACAAGCTCTTTCTGCTCTTAAACAAATAGAAAAAACTGAGGCCGAAACTAGAAATATTGAAACTGATACTAAAGTTAAAGGTGGTAAAGCTGTTATTGGTGAAACTACTGGAGACGTACTATCTGGTGTTCGTGATCTTATTTCTGGTCAAGAATCTTCTTCTGCTAAAGCTGTTCGTAAGAGTGTTGAGAAAAATGCAAGGTATCTTAAACTAGGTTTAGAGAATGAAAAAGATAAATTAATTCATTCTGCTAAAAAAGCTAAAAAGAGTGCTGTTAAAACTTTTAATAAATATAAGAAAAAATTCTTTAACTTTTTCAAATAGGAGAAACTATGAAAAAAATTCACAAAAGAGAAAACAGAGTTATTACTAAAATTGAAGGTGTTTCTAAAACGGATCCATCTTATGCGAAAGCTGCGGATATTAATGTTATGGTTGCTCGTTTTAATAAAACGGGTATTCCACCACATGATGTGCGTCATGGTGGAAGGTTTGTTGATGTGTCTGAGATCAAGACACTTTCTGAGATGTATGAGCTATCTAATTTAGCGTTAGAAGCGTTTCAATCGCTTCCTGCTAGGGTACGTAAGCTTATGAACAACGACCCCTCTAAACTGGAAGATTTCATCTCTGATGAGAAAAATTATGATCTATGTGTCGAACATGGTTTAATAATAGAGAAAAAGGCTCCAAAAGAGCCTGAGCCACAGAAGGTGGTGATCGTCGAAGACGGCTCTAAGAAGGAATCTTAGACGTTTTGACCCCTAGAATTAGGGGTCAATTTTTTTTTGGCATATAATGTACTTGATATTATATGCCCATTGACACCTGCTGGATTCAATGAAAAAATTAAATCAACCGATATGATATTTAAATCTACATGGTATAGGAAAAATGCCTAATGATTGTTGATTATCGGTTATAACTTTGGAGGTTATATGAAACGAAAAATTGTTAGACGTAGACAGTCTAAAAAAATGTTCAAAAAAGGGCTTGGTACAAAAAAGAAAAACATCTTTCAAAAACCCACTCGTGGTGGACATAGATTGTAATATGTGCCTTTCTCCCTTTCGTGCATCACATGAATATATCATTCAAAAAAAAGGTTCCCTTGAAATCAAGGAACGCTTTGGAAAAGTAAAAGCTGATAACGAAGGGGAGTTATTACTCCCGTGTGGTAAATGTTCTGAATGTATTTCCAAAAGAGCATTTGACTGGGCTACTCGTTGCAAACATGAAATTTCTATGCATCGAGAAAATACTTTTCTCACTCTTACTTATGATGATGATCATATAAAAAAAATTAATCCACTTCACTTTAAATCTGAATTTCAAAAATTCATGAAACGGTTAAGAAAAAATTTACATAAAAAAGTTCGTTATATTGTCTCTCATGAGTATGGCGGAAAAACTGGTCGTCCTCATCATCATGCTATTATATTTGGTTGGGAGCCGCCAAATCAATATCATTTCACTAATTCTCCATCTGGAGAAAAATTGTTCCGTTCTTCTGATCTTGAAAAATTATGGACTAATGGTTATAGCTCTATTGGAGAAGCTAATGAAAAAACATCTTATTACATTGCTAGTTACGCTCTTAAATCTAATTCCATTGATACTATATGCCCTGATACAGGTGAAATTGTTACACTTCGAGATTCAATGGACTCATCTAAGCGACCTGCCATTGGAAAAGAATACTTCCTCAAACACGCAAATCAACTCGCAAAATCTAACACCCTACTTCCGAGGTACTACCAAAAGTTACTTGAAAAATATTACCCTGAACTTTTAGAGGTTTACGAAAATGATACTATATTAAGACAAAATAAAGTTCGTACTAATCATGATTTATATGCAAAGTATGTAATTACTGAACAAAAAAAAGAAATTCAAAAAAAGGGCTTGCGTTGTGACTCTGATCGAGTTAGAGATAAATATACTAAAAATTATTTAAAATCGAATCGTGATGATTCGGATAAATTGGTTCAAAAGCAAAAAGGAGAAAAGCTATGAAACAAAAAATTTATGCAGTTAAAGACATTGTCGCTGATGAATTTCAACCACCATTCTTTGTAAAAAATGATGCTGTTGCCATTAAAGAATTTGGTAAGGCTTGCGAGAAAAAAGAAACTTTGTGGTATCA